CTTTGTGGGATGCTGGACGTTTTAACATGTATAATGCAGTTGCGACTCCTTACTTGGTTGATGGATTCTTAGCAGACGGCACAACAGCAGCCGCGCAAATGATTTTCGGAAACTTCTCACAGGGCGCAATTCTTGCATATTTTGGTTCGCTGGATTTGCTTGTAGACCCATATAGCAATGCAGGAAATGCACAAATTGCATTGCACGTGAACCGATTCTTCGATTTCGATTTGCGACAGCCTAAAGCGTTGTCAACGGCAACAGCTTTGTCGCAAAGCTAATTTGGTTGGTAGCATAGTTTGGTGAAAGGGGGGCTTCGGCCCCTCTTTTTTTTGTCCGTATTTTAGCCATATGATGACCGTCGAAATAACAGGAACTCCTGACCTTAATAGCATTATCACCGTGGCACAACTCAAAGAACATTTGAGGGTGGATCACACGGACGAAGACACGTTAATCGAAGCCTACCGCGATGCAGCAATAGCGTGGATCGAAGACTACTGCAACACGCGGCTGGGTGATGTTACCGCCGTCGGATACATTGATTTCTTTTACAACGTCCGTTTGCCTATTGGTCCAGTCAACTCAATCACCTCGGTGCAGTACACGGACACAGCGAACACAACGCAGACACTAGCGACAACGAAGTGGTGGGCTGATATCAAAACCAAAGCCGCGCGGATCACATTCGACAGCGTGCCCGATCTGTACGACGACACATTTAACGCGGTGCAGGTAAATATGACGGTAGGTTATGCAGAAGCCACAATACCAAAGCCAATGATCACCGCCATTCGTTGGATGGTGGCGCACCTATACGAGCAGCGGCAGCCAGTTGTGGCGGGCACGATTGCCACCACCTTACCGCTCGGTCTGTATGCTATCCTTAACCCTTACCGCGTTATCACATCAGTATGAGAATCGGGCAAAGCGATAGACGAATAGAGGTGCAGAGCTACACCACTAGCGCCAACGCGTACGGCGAGCGCGTGCCGTCATGGTCCACGCTGGTCACCGTGTGGGCTGAGTTGATGAAGGCGGGCGAAGGCATGGCGGAGAAACTCACAGGCGACCAAGATATGCCAGTGCAGCGGCTACGGTTTAAGATCCGCAGCAGCACGGACACGCGGGCAATCAATCCAGCGGATCGCGTGATCTACAACAGCAACACTTACACCATCCAAGGCATCGAGGAAGTTGGCCGCAACGATCAGCTTATCTTACTTTGCGAAATAACTGGAACACATGGCACAGGGATCACTTGAGGCCAAAGGTAGCGGCGTAGGCTTTGAAGGAATTGGCGCAGACATTAAGCCGCTTATGAAGCAATTTGAGCAGCTACGCAAACAGGTGAGCGATCCAAAGGTACAAGCGCGGATCCATCGCGCGGTGGGTAAGCTGTACAAGGATGAGATGTATGACAACATAAAGGACGCCCGCGAGGTGATCCGAATACGCAGAGGTAAAGGCACGGCGCTGGATATTAAAACGGGCACGCTTCGCCGATCAATAAAGGTGTGGCAGATTGATAAACGATACAGCACTTTTTGGGTTGGTCCGCGTGTAGGTAGGCGTGCGCCAAAAGACGCGGACGGATGGTTTGCTAACATAGTCGAAGGCGGTGATCAGAAGTTCGGAGGCAACAAACAAAAGGGAGTTTTTGCGCGATCAATAGCAAACACACGCGGCGCCGCATTAACGGCTATGAGAAAGAAATATGATTTTCAGATTAGGAAGGCCGCGAGAGATAAAGCAAAAAAACAAAAGAAATGAATGCAGGAATAGCCGCGTACGTTATACTGTCGCAAAATACAGACGTCACCAATATCGTTGGCGTGAACATTTTTCCCGAGGTTGCAGAGCAGGAAACCGCCACGCCGTTCATCGTTTACCAACTGTTGAGCGTAGCGCCTGAAGACACGCACGACGGGCCGAGTACATTGGACGAAGTACGCTTCGAATTTCTTTGCTATGCTGACAGCTATGCTTTAGCGGCTGATCTCGGCAGCAAGGTACGCGGCGCACTGGATCGCGTTAGCGGCACATACAACGGCGTGAACGTTGAGAGCATTCAATTCAATGACGTTGATATAGACACGATCGACGCACCGCGCCGCTTTGCTCAGGTGCTAACGTTTACTTTTCGGATCAAGCGCGACAATGTAGAGATTGCACAGGGCACACCAGTCACGGGCGCAAAGCTTGGTGATCTGTACGACGTTGACACCACAGGCGTAACCGATGGCCAAGTAATTGCCTACGATGCAGCCGCACAGGAATGGCAGCCAGCAGATGACGCGGGCGGCGTTACTCAGTTAGGCCAGTTAACTGATGTGCAATTTGGTCAGGGCGGCCCTGAAATTGGCGAACTTTTAAAGTACGACGGCAGCGAGTGGACGAATGACAGCCTAAATAAAAGCGAGATAGGACTCGGTAACGTGGACAACACTAGCGACGCAAGCAAGCCCGTGAGTACGGCCACGCAAACCGAGCTAAACGCCAAGGCCAACAGTGCCGACTTTAGCAACGTAGACAATACAAGCGACGCAGATAAGCCAGTAAGCACAGCGACACAAACGGCGTTAAATGCAAAGGCCGACACCAGCGCAGTACCTACGGACTTAAACGACCTGAGCGACGTGAGCATAGTGGGCACGCCCGCAGGCAATCAGGCGCTGATTTATGACGCAACAGCGGGCGCGTTTAAATCGCAGGTCAGTTACACCAACCGTTTCGAGGATGAGGTGGAACAAGGTTTATACATTCCGACCATATACGCCGAGCGTGGATATTCTGTAAAATCAGAAGGCGACGGTATTTTTATCGACGCATCCAGCGATACGCCAACAGCGGGCAAGGTTATCAAACGAAAGATTTACCACAAATCGGGGTTTATCAGCGACAACGATCTAATAGGCGACTACACATTAATCCACACATTTGCAGACGATACAGCTTATGCGGATACCGTGGCCGTGTTTGACGCGTTCGAGGAAGGCGCAACCTATGGCGTGCCACCGTTCACCTTGTTTCAAACGTGGGAGGAGGTAACAGCAGCCCCATCGTTCACGGGGTTACTTAATGAGACATATGGCAGCGGAGCAGAGGCAGCGTATTCAACCCGTCGCTTAAACGGGCTGTACTCAGGCGATTGCATGACTATCCGCAGAGCGTCGGACAGCACAACGCAGAGCATTGGATTCGTAGGAGAGGAGATTGATGAGAGCGCAATTGAGACCTTTTGCAGTGGCACTACTTGCACGATTCAAGTTTGGCGCGACCAGTCAGGCAACGGCAACGATGCGACGCAAAGCGACCCAACGAAACAACCTACCATTTACACGGGCGGACAGCTTGTCAAGGAAGGTGGGCGATTGGCTTTAGACTTTGACGGGACAGATGACACCATACAAACAAGCTCCAACGTAATTAGCAACAGCGCAATGAGTTTATTTTTAACTCATAAATTCGACGACACAACAAATCAGCCACAAGATATTTTAATGAGTTCCACAACGGACGGTTTCAAGTACGGAATGAACGGCGCTGGTTTTGACCAATACGCGAACTACAATCCGCTTGAATTCACCACGTGGGCAAACACGACAACAAGCCGAAAATTAGATTCTCTTTTTGCCGTCAGTTCGGGCGGGGCTATTTTATATGCAAATGGAACGTTAATAACGGGCACGGGTACTGCTGGAATTGTACCCAGCAATACAGCGACATTAAAATTTGGTTCACGAGATTCGACATCTGCCTATTATGATGGAAAGATGCAAGAGATTGTGCTTTACAACACCGACAAATCAGGAACAGACCGCACCGACATCGAAGAAAACGTAGGCGACTACTTCACCCAAAACACGCCACTACTCGACACGTACAGCGGTGCAGCGGCTGCGTATTCCTTGCGACGGCTTTCGAGTACATACACAGGTGACGCGGTAGAGGTTTACAACGGGAGTTCATACGCTAACGTGGGATTCAATGTTTTTGGAGAGCTCGATACGGTCGCACTCGCAGCGCACTGCGGGTCGAATTCGGGTTATGTATCGAAGTGGTATTCACAGACAGGAAGCAACGACGCGACGCAGACGGTCACGGGTTCAATGCCAAAGATTTACGACGGTACTACGGGCGTGGTGACGGAGAACGGGAAACCTGCAGTGGACTTTGACGGGTCAAATGATTCATTTGATACAAATTGGAGTGCTGGTGACACTTCTGCGCTCACAGCTTTTAATATTGCCAGCCCAACAAATAACACAACGTCCAGCCAGTTATATGATTTGCGTGACTCAAACAATGATGGTATAAGGCTTATCATGTTTAGCGACAGCGACCTGTTTTATAGCGCAAGCGCAAACGACCTTCGAGCAACGGCGTATGTGAGTGGTCAACAATTAATATTTTCAAATTACGCGAACGGTACAATTTCCACAGCGATTGACGGAGCAAGTACAGACACGGGTTCTGCACCAGTAAGCACAAGCGTAACCGCAAACGCGACACTTTTTAAAGATAGGGGTGACACTTTTTATTT